CGCGCGGCGGACCTCGCGACGATCGAGAACAACAAGTACGCCAAACCGACGTTCCACCTCGGCATCATGGGCGCGACCAACAAGCTCTTCGAGACCCAGACGCGGAGCGCCAGCTAAGTCGCGGTCGGCGACGCAGGAAGGTGAAGCATGGCAGCACTGACAGCAGCGCGAAATATCAGCGAGATGTCGGGGGACGGCCGCGACGTCGTCTACGGCGTCGAAGCCAACACGACGATTTACACCGGCGGGATGGTGGGCCTCGACGCGTCGGGCTATGCGGTCCCGATGTCGGCGGTCGCGGGACTGAAATGCGTCGGCGTCTCGATGGGGATGCAGTACCCGGCGTACTACGGTCAGAACGCAGTGAATGGCGCGGTCGCCGGCGCAGTCTCGGTAATCGCGCGGCGCGGCGTGTTCCCGATGAACACCGGGAGCGGCAATGACCAGGTGGTGCAGAGCCAGGTCGGCGGGATTGCATATGCGCTCGACGACAATACGGTGTCGGGTTATGACGGCACGTTGACCCAGGTCACCGCCGCCGCGTTGACAACGCCGGCGTCCGGCTCGCCCCAGGTGATGCCGCTCGGGCACAACTGGATACAGCGCGGATCGCTGTCAATCACGAACTCGGCTGGATCGACCACCTATGTCGAGGGCACTGACTATTCAGTGAACTACGACGCCGGCCTGATCGCGTTCCTGGCCGGCGGCGCGATCGCGGGCGGAGCGGTATCAATCAAAGCGACCTACAAGTGGTCAACCGGTACGCGCAGCGCCTGCGGCCGTATCGTTTTAATCGACCCGGCGACCGGGCTGATTTGGGTGGATAGCCGCATCTTGTCGGCGGCCGCTCTCTAAAATCGGAGCGAGCAAGGGAATAGAAATGGAAATCACGGCGGCAAATTTGTCGATCTTCTTCACCGGTGCGAACCTGGTGTTTCAGCGAGCGTTCGTCGGGGCGAAACCAACATGGGACAAGATCGCGATGACGACAAAATCGTCAACCGCGGTCGAGGCGTATCCCTGGATGAAGCAGACTCCGCAGATCCGAGAATGGATCGGCGAGCGGAATCTGCAGGCGCTCGAAACCACGTCGTTCACAGTGCTGAATCGCGACTGGGAATCGACGATCCAGATTGACCGCAAGGCGCTCGAAGACGATACCTACGGCCTATACGAGCCGATGCTGGCATTGCTCGGCCGCTCCGTGGCGTTCCATCCCGACGTGATGATTTATGGAATGCTCAAGTCGGCGGTCGCGAATATCGACAGCCCGAGCAGCTCGTCGACGTTTTTCAACATCAACTTCCCGGCGCCGGTCTGCTATGACGGCGTGACCCTGCTGAGCGCCAATGGTCATCCGGTGGGCCCGCAGGGCAATACCACGTTGGTCGCCAACTGCAACAACGGCGGCTCGGGTCCGTTCTGGTTTTTGATTGATGCGAGCCGGCCAGTGCGGCCGGTGATGTTCCAGATCCGCAAGCCGTTCGAGGCGGTGCATATGTCGATGCCGACTGACGAGTACGTATTCAACAATCGGCAGTATCGCTTCGGCGTGGACGGCCGCGATGCCGCCGCGCCTGGCTTCTGGCAGTTTATCTATGCGTCGAATCAGGATCTGAACAATCCCTCGAATTACGAGGCGGCGCGGTCGGCGATGCGCGCGATAAAAGGCGACGACGGCCTCCCGATGTTTGTCTGGGACGACTCGGCGGAAGAGCGCTACCTGGTCGTTCCGACGACGCTGGAAGGTCCCGCGCGGCGGCTGTTGCATAACGAGTTCGGCCCCGGCGGCGGTGACTTCGACGCCTCCACGCCGAGCACGAATATCTGGAAAAACGACGCAAAGCTGATCGTCACTCCGCTGCTGAACTAACTCGAAGACGCGGAGCGGAAACAATGTCCGATCAGGTCAAAATCCAGTACAACGGCGACGGCACTTACTATTGCGTGCCGCAGGTTGTACGGGAATGCGGGATGTGGCTGAGCGTCGCCAAGCGCGACCTGCCTGTAGCGCGCGCGCTGCGCCGTCCCGCTGCGCATGGCGCAGTGGTCATGCGCGGTCGCGATTACTATCGCGAGTTCACGCGACTCGCATTCGCGAATGGGCGCGTCGAGGTCGTCGATGCCGACCATGAGCTGGTCGCCGACTGGCGCGACGCTGCCTGGTGGACGCCCGGTCTGCAGGAGAGCTGGCAGGAGCTCGAAGCAAGGCCATCTGCGGCCGCCGCGCAGCGGGCGAAGCGAGTGACTAAAGACTAGTCTATCGCGAACGATGAGCCAGTACGCACAGGTCAGTGATATCGAGGCGCGCTATCCGGCGAGCGTGCTGCAGGATCTGACCGATCCGAATAATCAGGCGATTCAGACCGCGCCGATCACGCAGGCGCTGATGGACGCGTCGGCGGAAATCGATAGCTACCTGGAGGCGCGTTTTCAACTGCCGCTCACCGATCCGCCGCAGATACTTGTTCAACTCTGCTGTCACATGGCGATGTATCATCTGCAGGCGGCGTTGCCGGCGCTGCATGACATCGGCGACGCGCGCAAACGCTATGAGGATGCCATCAGCTTTTTGATCAAGGTCAACAAAGGCGAATTGACGCTGGGCATCTCGAGCGATTTGAACGCCGAGCCGCCGGACCCGAATCCGCTGGTGCTTGTGCAGGCCGGGGGCGAACCGCAGGATCCCTGCGTTCCGCAGCGGGTATTCAGCCGTTCGACGCTGAAAGATTTCTGATGAGCGCGATCGCAGTCGAAATAGTCACTGGCCGCGAGCTCGGCCAGCGGTTCGCCCAGGCTGGCAACCAGGTGCGCTCGCTGATGGCCGAGGCTGTCCACTGGGCGCAGCTCGAGGCGATAAGCGCGATTCGGCGGAATCTCAAAGCTACCCACAAGATGCGCTCCGGCGATCTCGCGCGGTCAATCGCCGCCGAGGAGATCGTCGAAAGCGGGACTGAGATTTCAGGGCGCGTCGGTTCGAATCTCGAATATGCAGAGATTCAGGAGCGCGGCGGCACGATCCACGCCAAGAACGTCAAGAATCTGACGATACCGCTCGACGCGATGCTGACCGGGCGCGGGATTGCGCGCGGCACGGCGCGGAACGTGATCGATGATCCGGGCAGCTTTGGCTATGAGCGCACCTTTTTTCGCAATGGGATTCTGTTTGGATCGAGCGACGGCGAAGTGACGCCGCTGTTCCTGCTCAAGCCGTCTGTGACGCTGCCTGCGCGCCCATACGCGGCGCCGGCCGCCGAGGAAATCCGTCCGCAAATGATCGATAAAGTGCAGCGCAGCCTCGCTGCCCTGATGGGAGCCCAATCCTGATGCCGTCGCCGGGTCAAGAGGGCGTACCGTTTCTCGACGATATCACGCAGTATCCCGCCGGGACGCAGTATGCGCCGACGATCGCGACCGATCCATGGACCGTCCAGGCATCGATTATCCAGCGATTGCAATATAGTCAGTCGCAGGGGAACCAGGGCCTCGCGAAGGTGGGCATCGCCGCGTATGCGGACAGGCCCGAGACGTGGGTATCGATTCCCGCCGCGGGGCAGGTGCTGGTCGGTTTTGCCGGATCGGACTATTCAGAGCCGGAGGATATTGGGCAGATCGTCCATCGGCGCACGATGGATTTCAGTGTCGGGATTATCTCGCGCGTGATGGGCTATGCGACTGCGACCGGAATCGGCGCGGGCGCGATTCTCGAAGGCGTACGCACGGCGCTCATGGGCTGGCAGCCGCTGGGATGCTCGAGGCTGTGGGTGCATCAGCGCGACGACTTCAAAGGCCGCGACCCCAAAGGCACATTTTATATCTATGAAATTATCTTCCGCTGCTGGACTGAGGTGGTCGAAAGCGACGACCCGTACACCCTGGTTAATTTCCAGACCGGCATTATCAACGCGACTGTCAACGGCGAGAACGGCACGGAGACTGAGTCGGTGAATACCGAAAGCGGCCCGCTGTGAAGGCGTGAACGGAGCGTAAGCGCAAATGTCATTGTTTCATGGCGTAAAAGTTGTCGAAGTCAATTCCGGGCCCGTGCCGATTCTCAGCGTGCCGATGGGCGTCATTGGTCTCGTCGGATCGGCGCCGAGCTGGGCGGTGCAGGCGCCCGCCGTCGCGCCGGCCATCAATACGCCGACGCTGGTGAACAACAACTCCGCGTCCGGGGCTGCGTCATCGTCGGCGAACTTCGGGCCGTTGATCCAGGGCTACACCATCCCATACGCGCTCGCGGCGATTCAGCAGGCGGGGATCGCCAGCGAGATTATCGTCGTCAACGTGATGGATCCGACGGTATGCTACACCACCGTCACGAACGCGGCGTTGTCGATGCCGGCGTCGGGGCCGCAGGTGATCAACCTCGGCCACATGGGAATTTCGTCGACCGCCACGCCCGGCAAGCCGGTCGTGAAAAACTCGGGCGGCTCGACCACCTATGTCGAGAATACCGACTACACGGTCGATTACTATAACGGTCTGATTATCGCGAAGTCGGGCGGATCGATTACGGTCGGCGAGGCACTTTCGATTACCTATTCGTACAACGACCCATCGAAGGTCACTTCGACGATGATCATCGGCGGCGTCAGCGGCGGCGTGTACACCGGGATCTCCGCGTTGCAGACCACGATGCAATCGATGGGCATGTACCCGCGCATTCTGATTGCGCCCGGCTTTTCGCAGACGGCGACCGTGCAGGCGGCGCTCACGTCGATGGCGGCGACGCTGCAGGGGGTGTGCATTATCGACTCCGCGCCGCAGACGGCGGTCGCGACCGCGATCGCGAATCGCGGCACGAGCGGGCAGGCGTTCGACGCGAGTGACCATCGGACGATTCTCGCGTTCCCGCAACAGTACATCACCGACAACGGCCTCGTGCCGACGGGCGTCACGCTCAATAGCGCCGGTAGTCCGGTGACCGCCGTGGCGGGCACGACCAGCGAAAGTCCTTATTCGCAATGGCTCGCGGGCGTGATGGCGTCGAATGACTGGTCGATCGGGCCGTGGCGGTCGCCGTCGAACACGGTCATCAACGGCGTGCTCGGCGACGATATCGTGAAATACGAGAATCCCAACTCCGGCACCGACGATTGCACGAATCTGAACAGTGCCGGGATCGTCACCACCTATGGCGGGTTTGGCCTGGGGCGGCGGGTCTGGGGCAACAGATCGTCGGTATATCCGTCCGAGACTCTGCCCGAGAACTTCATTCCGATCCGGCGGACGGCTGACTATATCGAAATCTCAGTCATCCAGACCATGCTGCAATTTCAGGATCAGCCGCTGACGCCCGCGCTGGTCGATACGATTATCGACTCGATCAACGCGTTTCTCGCGTCGATAACGAGTCAGGGCGGTCTGATCGCCGGCGCGCTCTGTTCGTACAACCCGACTGAGAACTCGCCGACGCAGTTGGCCAACGGACAGTTGACGCTCGATATCGTGATTATGCCGCCGCCGCCGATGGAGTCGCTGACGTTCAACGTCAATATCAACACGAATCTGCTGAGCAACTTTGCGGTGACGGCGCAGTCGGCGTCGAGTGTGCAGGCGTAAAAAGCCTTGCGGCACAGAGGTTAGGCGATGGCGAATTTGATCAACCGGATTACCAACGCGAATATCTACGTCAACGGCGTGAACTTTCTGGGTCGCGCCGAAGAGGTGGAGCTGCCGCAGCCGAAGCTCAAAATGGCGGAGCACAAAGCCCTTGGCCTTTTCGCGGAGATCGAATTGCCGACCGTGCTGCAAAAGATGACCGCGAAAATCAAGTGGGCGTCGCTCTATCCGGAAGTGCTGGCCGTCGCGTTTCTGCCGTTCACGCCGTCGCAGGTGATGGTCCGCGCGAACATGCTGCAGTTCAACTCCGCCGGTCTGCAGGCGCAAGTGCCGGTCGTTGCGATGATGACCGCGCTGTTCGACGAGATGCCCGGTTTCAAGGTCATCAAAGGCGAGAACTCTGAATCGCCGAGCTCACTGACGGTCTGGCGATATACACTGACTATCGCGGGCGTGCAGCAATTGATGATCGATGCGTTTGCGAATGTGTATCAGGTGCAGGGCGTCGATCAGCTCGCGCAGTACCGCGCCAATCAGGGCGGCTAAGAATAGACCACCAAACGAGGCAACGGGTGATGATCCGACGGGCTGCCGCGGTGGCCCGTCGGGGAACCCAAACCCAGGGGGAAGCGGATGACGGAACCTATCGAAATCAGGCTGAGCGACGGCCGGATCGCGACCGTCCGGCGGCCGAAGGGACGCGACCTGCGCAACGCGCAGCGGCTGGCCGGCAAGGACGCGACGCCGTACGAGACGTCGCTCGCGATGCTCGCGCAGGTTGCCACGATCGACGGCGCGCCGATTGTGATGGAAGACCTCGACGATTTCTACGCGGACGATATCAACCTGATGGCTGAGGCGGCCGGCAGTTTTTTGCCGTCCCGCTCCGCGCCTTCGCCCTCCTGATTGAGTGGGGTTTTCGGCTGACGGAGCTCGACGAGATGGAGCCGCAGGAACTGATCGATTGGCTGGAGGAGATCGGCGAAATCCATCGGCTGAGAAAGGAAGCGAGCGAAGACTGAATGAGACTGTTTGTAGGTAATCTGCCGTTCGATGTCACCGAGCGCGAATTGCGCGACCTGGTGATCGTGCATGCCGGCATCGAGAAAATCGAAATCGTCAAGGACCGGGCGACCGGCGCGAGCAAGGGTTTTGCTTTTGTCGAATTAATCTCTTCGTCCGACGCGCCCGGCGTAATTGACGCGCTGCATCGCGCGACGCTCCACGGACGCAAGCTGCGCGTCGAGGAAGCCAGGCCGCGCGAGTCGCGCAAGTCGAGAGAGCGCTTCTAACGCATGGCCTCCGATCTCACATTCGCCGTCATTTTCAAGGCGATTGATCAGCTCTCCGACACGGTGTCGCGGATGGGCCAGGGCGTCGGCGAGTTCTCGAATCGCATCCAGGAGGCGGGCAGCCGCCTGAGCGAATGGGGCGAGCGGCTGGCGCTCGGCGGGATCTTCATGCGCGAAGGCGCGGAGCAAATGTCCGAGCTCGCTGACAAAATCACCGAACCCGCTCTCGCGATGGAGCGCCAGCTCGCGACCGCCGCCGCGATGTCGGATCTGTCGGCGGCGGCAATCAAGAATCTCAAAGAGCGCGCGATCGAGTTTTCGAATACTCATCCCGGCGTCACGGCTGAGGAGTATGTCGACGGCTTCACGCGGATGAATGAGGTGTTCCAGGACGCCAACAAGGCGCTCGCGGCGGAGGATATCGCCGGCAAGCTGAGTCGGTTTGGCGTCGACGGATCGGCCGCGGTCGATCTGATGAAAGTGGCGTATGCGAATTTGCACGCGCCCGCGTCGCAGACCGGCGACGATCTGCTGCGCACGATTCAGCTTTTCGGGATGGCGCCGGAGTCGGCCGCGCGTTTTACGATGGCGCTCGGGCGGATGGGCGGCCTCGCGCAACAGACCCATACGCAGATGAGCGAGCTGTTTGCCCTGATGGGCGAGGCGTCGCAATTGATGCCCAGCCGCGGCGGGATGATCTTTCAGTCGCTCATTGGCGAACTGGTGCAGGCCTCGGCCGAGGGCAAGAACGCGCTCGATTTCACGCATGGCCTCGCCGGCGGCCTCGAGCAGTTAAATCGTTCGCTCGCGGGGATGGGAACGGCGGAGAAGCTCGCGGCGCTCAAGGACCTCGGCGTCGGTGCGAATGGCGCGGCGCTGCTGCAACTCCTCGATCATCTGAAGGACATCGCGGCGGCGCAATCCAAAATCGGCGATAGCGCGGGTGCACTTGATAAAGCGTATGGCGCTGCGACCAAAAATGACGCTGACCAGGTGGCGCTGCTGCATCAAAACTTAGTCAATCTCTATGATGCGATGTCGGCGCCGGCGCTGCCCTGGTTCAACCAGAGAATCGCGGAAATGACG